TTATAAAAGACTAAGATACCAAACAGATACAAAATACAACAAAGGTTTTTTACCACAACAGTTTGAAAGCTATAAAGAATGGATTGGAAATAAAACACAAGTTGAAAAGTTTAAAGAACTAAATTCATTTGATAATGTATGGAAAAGTGTTATAAAAAATCTATATAAATTTGGTAGATATTCTACTTGGTTTTATATGCAAACATTACATGAATGCGTTGGTCTTAATTTGATTCCTGATAATCTAAAACTTGATGACTACAGTGGTAGCAAATCTCACAGAAATGGACTTTGTTATGCTCTTGGTTTAGATGAATGGATTAATAAGAAATTAACAAAAACAGAAACAGAACATTTAGAAACAAAAAGCAGACAAATACAGAACACAATTAAAACAAACTATAAACTTTCTGGTAATCCCTATAAAATGGAAACTGCACTATGCTCTTTTAAGAAAATCTTTAGAAAAAAACAAGGAAGATACCTAGGCTACTATCTTGATAGACAAGCAGAAGAAATAGCTCAAGTACAAGCAGATGGGTGGAACGGTATAGAGTGGGATGTATTTTGGCAAGCAAGAACAGAAACACTACACCCAGAACTATATTCAAGTATCAAAATTAAGCCACATTTGTACTCACAATTTTTAGATACAGGTAATTTCCAAAGGAGCATACAATGAAGTGTGTAGCTATCGGAGGAGAACCAGCAACTGGAAAAACCACTCTTGTTAAATATTTTTACGACATGAAACCAATGAAGAACTTTGATTTTGGGTTAGTAAAAGGACACTATAACCAAGAAGATAATATTATATTGCTAGGCTTATATAATTTACAAGGCACATTCCTAGGCACTGATAAGCTTTCTATGGGTGTAAATAAACAATTTCTTCAGTACATTGACCATGCTAAAGATAAAAGAAACATAATGTTTGAGGGTGATCGGCTTTTTTCACTTAACAATTTAATAAGGCTAAATGAACTTTATGATTTAAGAATTATTGTATTAAAACAACCAGAAGAAGTATTACATCAACGTCATATAGATAGGAACGATACTCAAACAGATAAATTTTTAAAAGGCAGAAGAACTAAAATTAAGAATATTGAGGAACATTTTAAAGATAAAATCGAACATCACACACTCTCAAGTTTGCAAGAAAGTGAAAAATTAGCTATAAATATATACAATGAACTCAGAAGCTGAAAAGGACAAAACTGTAGGTAGACCCATGAAACATGTGGATGAGCAAACCATACAAAAATTGGCTCAACTCCACTGTACATATGATGAAATTGCCTCTTTCGTAGGTGTGTCAACTAAGACATTACAACGTAATTATGTCCACCTAATAAAAAAGGGTAGGGAGACGGGCAATATTAGTTTAAGGAGAGCGCAGTTCGAGAAAGCACTAGGTGGAAACGTAGCTATGCAGATATGGTTGGGTAAGCAACATCTTGATCAAAGAGATAAGATTGAACAAACAAACTACAACGAACCATTGCCTTTAGTAATTGAGGCAGAAAGCACAGATGTCAAAGAGTAAAGGTAATTTATTTGGTACAACTGTTCAATATACAAAAACAGAAAAAGGTACAAGTATTGGCAGAAAGCCTATTACAAGTACTATGAATAAAAACAAACGAAGACAAATAGGTAAGAAGAAATATCGTGGACAAGGAAAATAAAAGAATAAAACAATTAGAATGGGAATTAAAAGCAGTTAAAGATCAAAGAGATAAACTACTTAAAATTTTAGCTAAACTTAAAGAGTTTATAGAAATTGGACTTACTCGTTAAACAATTAGACGAACTTGCTAATCTTTACAATAAAACTAAAGATGAAAAATATAAGTTAGCATGGTATAAATTACTTAAAAACTTTCCTAAACTATGATACAAGCCTTTCATGGCAAAGTATAAAGGAAGAACAGTTAAACTTAACAAAATACAACGTGGAGACGTAAAGAAGTTTAAAGTATTTGTTAAGGACAGAAGATCAGGCAGAGTTAAAAAGGTTAACTTTGGCTCCAAGACTATGTCTATTAAAAAACATATTCCAGCCAGAAAAAGAAGTTTCATGGCAAGGTTTAAGCCTATCCTTGCTAAAGTAAAAGGGCAGAAGAATCTGTCCCCTGTATATTGGGCGATAAGGAGTTGGAGATGATAGATAGATGGCTATATAGATTTTTTAGTTGGATTGATAGTTGGTTTGACTGGGTTGATAAACAGTTTGTTAAACCTAAAAAGAAAAGAAAAAAAAGAAAACCTACACAAGAAGATTTATTTAACGGAGAGTAATATGAGAGATACTAAAGTTTTAGAGTCATTTAAAAAACAAGCAGAAAAAAAACTAAAAGAAATGAATCTATTAAAGTATCTTAAAAAAGAAGTTAATATTGGTGCTAATGGTACTAGAGACTATGTAATTAAAAAAGGAATTAACAAAGGCAAGATAGCTAAATAATTTATGAGGATAAATATGAACTATTACTTTACAGGTATGTTAATTTTAGGCTTTGTGTTTTTAGCACTTTGTGTGAAGCCACTATGAAAGTATCAGATTCAACAACTCTAAGTTTACCTATTAGAAACCTTTTAGGATTAATCTTTTTAATCTGCACAGGATTATTTGCTTATTTTAATATTGTTGAAAGACTTAACAATTTAGAAACTGCTGATAAACTACAACAACAGGATTTACTAGAGGCAAGTAAGCAATTACCAGTAGATCAAGAACAGTTTATGTTATTAGAGCATATTGCAACACAGGTTGAAAAGCTTGAAAAAACCCAAGAACAAAACATGACTAATAAAGTTAATATTGAAAGATTACAATTAGATGTTGAAAGACTTAGAATTGATGTAGAGAAATTAAAAGATTCAGTTAGAGCTAATATCGGAAAGTTAAATGGAGATCACTAATGACAGAAACAGCACTTATATTTGCACTTTGTTTATTTATTGGTGGTCAATTAGTAGAGCATAGATACCAAGATAGCCTATCAACTTGTCTTAAAATGAAACGAGAGGCAACTAGAAATATGAATATGGATAATAAACAGCTTATGTGTGGAGAGGTTTTAGCAGAATTAGATACTAATATTGATGGTAGCAAATCAATTAAAAAAATTATAAAGTCTAAAGAATGAAATTTATTCTTGCTTTTTCTATTTGTTCTGCGATTACTGGTTACTGCAATAACACAATGACACTTCCTACTAAATTCGATTCATGGTCAGAATGTGTAGGTGCTGGTGGAAAATTAATACAATCTTTCTCAGTTGAAATGAAAGATGCGATTGAAGAAAGAAAATTATATATGAATTATTTTTGTAATGAAAATCACTCTAACAAAACCCCAACATAAAGTTTCATCAAGTAAAAAAAGATTTAGAGTTTTAGTTTCTGGTAGACGATTTGGTAAAACCTATCTTTGTATTACTGAAATGATGAAATATGCAACAAAGGTTAGACAGAATATCTGGTATGTTGCACCTACATTTAAAATGGCTAGAGAGATTGTATGGTCTCAATTAAAAGAAATACTTTATAGTTTTAATTGGATAGAAACTGTTAACGAATCAAACTTAACTATCACTATTAAAAAAACAGGTAGCAAAATATCCTTAAAAGGTTGTGAAAACTATGATGGTTTAAGAGGCAGTGGTATTAATTTTTTAATACTAGATGAGTTTGCTGATATTGATGAAAAGGCTTGGACAGAAGTTTTAAGAGCATCTGTTGCAGATACTCAAGGAGACGTTCTAATGTGTGGGTCGCCTAAAGGCTATGGTAACTGGGCATACAGAATGTATCTTAAAGGCAAAGAGGGTAACGAATGGGATAGCTTTCAATTTACTACGTTAGAGGGTGGTATGGTATCTGCAGAAGAAATAGAACAAGCCAAGCAAGATATTGATATTAGAACTTTTAGACAAGAATTTGAGGGTACATTTGAAAACTATGCTGGCGCAGTTTATTATAACTTCCACCCTGTAGACAATGTTAAGAAAAAAGAAATAGATTGGTCAAAACCTTTACACATTGGTTTAGACTTTAACGTGGATCCAATGTCAGCATCAGTATCTCAAATTGATAAAGATATTGTACATTTTGTAGATGAAATAATAATTTATTCTTCAAACACAGATGAAATGGTACAAGAAATAAGAGACAGATATGGCAGTAAAACTAAAATATTTGTATATCCTGACCCAGCATGTAGACAAAGAAAAACTTCTGCTGGTGGAAGAACTGATTTAACAATATTGCAGAATGCAGGCTTTAACGTAAAATGTAAATTAAGACACAGTCCTGTTAGAGATAGAATCAACGCAGTGAACTCAAGACTAAAGTCAGCAGATGGAAATAGATACATTTATGTTAATCCAACTTGCAAAACGATCATAAAAGGTTTACAAAGGCAGATATATAAGGAAAATACA